TGCGGGTCGGGTGCGAGATTTCCAGCCATTCCGTAATCCTCTTCCGATAGCGAGGTAACGCTACAAGCGTATGAGGATTACGGAATCGATTGTTAACTAGCGATACTCAGGAAAGCGCGCCCCAGACAGTACCGTTCGCCACGTTCGTAATGCTGTTGACCGTGATGGACCCCGGCATCGAGGCAAGGCCCGAGCCATAGGCGCCGAATCGGTAGTTGGCCGGAGTCAGGTTCACGTTGGTGACACCGGTAACGACGCTGGCTCCACGGGCGACGGACGGCATGGTTGTGCCGCCCGACACGAGATAGGCAATCCAGTACGCACCCGGTGCGAGCGAGTGCGAGACGGCCATCGGAGCCGACTTCGCGCCGGTCGACTGCATGCTCGTTGAGACGTCGGAACTCTGGTCGATGAGCACTCCGGCGCTCGTGTAGAGGCCGATGTACGTACCGGTCAGCGCTGCACCCGCACCCGAGACGACCCACCAGAAGGTGGAGACGGTCTTCGTCGTGCGCAGGAACACCTTGGACAGAGCCAGCGCGCCGGACGACAGCGTGACTGCCGTAGGGCCGCAGGTGGCCGGGTCCTGAGTCCAGGTGGCCAGACCGTGGTCGGACGGCAGGGCGAAGCCGCCTGCGGACAGGTCGAGCGCCGAGACGTCTGCGGCGGTCAGCGTGATGCTGGCGCCGCTCTTGCCGTTGACCGTGGTCGGGTTTCCCTGGGGCCCGGTCGCTCCTGTAGGGCCTGGGTCTCCCTGCGGGCCCTGGACACCCTGAATGCCCTGCGGACCGGTCGTGCCGGTATCGCCCTTGGGACCCTGCGGCCCGGTGGCACCAGCGGGACCTTGTGCTCCCGTAGCCCCGGTGTCTCCGGTGTCGCCCTTCGGCCCTTGCGCTCCCGTAGGGCCGGGAACGCCCTGCGGCCCCTGGGGGCCCTGCGGACCGGGCACCGTGGAGTCAGCACCTGCCGGGCCTTGTGGACCGGTTGCGCCCTGTGCTCCGGCCGCTCCGGTGTCACCCTTCAGACCCTGGATACCCTGCGGGCCTTGCGGACCGGGATCACCTTGCGGTCCCTGGGCTCCGGTCGATCCGGTCGCTCCGGTGTCGCCCTTGACGCCCTGTGCGCCTTGCGGCCCGGTGTCGCCCTGGAGTCCCTGGGGACCGGGGTCACCCTGAATGCCCTGTGGGCCGGGCGCTCCCTGCGGGCCTGCTGCTCCCGTGTCACCCTTCGGTCCCTGGAGTCCTGCGAGGCCCTGCGGACCTTGCGGTCCGGTCTCCCCTGGGATCCCCTGGTCGCCCTTGGGTCCGGCGATCCCCTGGATGCCCTGGGGGCCCTGAGCGCCGTCCGCTCCCGTATCGCCCTTTGGCCCCTGGGGCCCGACCTCGCCCTGAAGTCCGGTCGCGCCTGTGTCACCCTTCGGTCCCTGGATGCCCTGGAGTCCCTGCGGGCCCTGGGGGCCGGGCACCGTGGAGTCGGCGCCAGCAGGACCCTGCGGACCGACCGCACCCTGTGGGCCCTGCGGTCCGGTTACTCCCGGGTCGCCCTTGTCTCCCTTGTCGCCCTTGGGGGCCGGAGGCATGTTCAGCGTGCCCATGGAGGACGGGACCTTGAGGAGGGATGCCACCTCCACGTTCGGCACGATCGCGGGCAGCCCGACGTCGAACGGCTTCTGCGTCTGGCCGTCCACGATGCCGGTGAACTTGTAGGTGAAGTTTCGCGGGGAGAGCGAGCCGTTGTCGCTGGCGAGAAGCGTGACGGAGTACCGGCCGTTGAGGAGGTCGATCTCCTTGCGGCGCAGGCGGATAACGGCACCTGTCGCGGGGTGCACCAGTTTCGATATGGAGGGGTCGATGTTGATGCGACCGGAGGCGGGCCTGCCGTCGTTGTCGAGGTGATATCCGGTGACGGTGACCGTGGCGACGTCGTCCGGGAGTTCCGTGGGAGGCACGTATACGCCGCCCTCTGGCCAGTTTTCATTCTGGACGGTGAAGCCCGGAATGGACCATGCGTCGTTCAAGGGAGTTCCTTAGCGCTGGAAGGGAGAATTGGAAACCTCGACCTCGGGCATCGTGTAGTCCTTTGTCAGGACACAGGCGAGCGCCAGGGAATCCGCGTAGTCGTCGTGCGCATCAGCAGCGCGGGGAGCGGCTGCGAGTACGTACGGACCTTCGAAGTGCTTCTCCAGGTCTTCCATCTGCTGCCGGAAGCGCTTGTACGACTTGAGGCGACGGGTATAGGCGTGCGCGGGCCAGGAGATCAATCCCCGGTTCATGAGTTCCATGAGGTGCTTCCAGCGCTTGGACTGTTCCGGGCGCTGGGAAGAAAGGGCCACGATGTCGATGTCGGGCATAAGGACCCTGAGCCGGGATATGACGACGTCGCCGACTCCGCCTTCGTCGACTGCGATGGCCATGACGTTGTAGTTCCGGACGAACTCGACGATGCGGAAGTACTGGGCTTCCCAGTCCATGCCGCCGAGGTCCATCCAGTTCAGGACCCGGTGCTCGTAGTTGCCGAACTCGTCGGGCTGGTCCCAGCGGACCCACACGGCCGTGACGATCGTGGAGTCCTGCTTGCGCGCAGGGTCGATGCCGATGACGATCGGGCTCTTGTGGTAGGCCGGGACCACCTGCATGGAGACGTCGCCGAGTTCGTCGAGGCGCTCGGTGGTGGTGAACATGCCCTTGTCGAGCAGCCACATGAGGCGGTACGACAACTTGAATTCGTCGGAGTCCTCACCGATGCGGAGGAGTTCCTTCTTGACGAACTTGGCGTAGTTCTCGTTCCACTTCGAGACTTCTTTCCAGTCTGCGTCGAAGTGGTTCTGCCGGGCGCCGCGCTTTGTCGCGGTCCGCCGGTTGATCTGGATCTGGTTGTAGAAGACGCCCTTTTCGTATGTGGGCGTGCCGGTGAAGACCATCGTCGCGTTGGTCGAGGCGCCCATCGGGCCGATCGACTTGTTGACCATCTTTTCGTCCGCGCCCTGGCACTCGTCGATGAGAATCAGGTGGTAGGTGCGGCCTTCGATGGTGGCGCGGGGGTGGCAGGTCTGCTTTCGCACGAGGGAGCCAGAGCGCTTGAGGGAAATGGAGCGGCCCTTGCCCTGTACGGTGTCGTCGATTTCGGGGTCCGCCATGATTTCCAGGGCGTGGTCACTGGTGAGGCGGGCCACGATTCGGCCGTAGAGGTTGTCGGCCTGCTCTTCCACCGGGGCAAATGCTCCGACCCACAGACCCTCTTTGAACTTGTCCATCAGGTCGGGAAAGATCTTCGCCAGCCGGGGGAACATGATCATGCAGGCGGCGACGACATTGGCCACGGTCTCGCTCTTGCCGGACTGGCGGGAGAACAGGGCTGTGAGGGTGGCGCCGTCGTTGATGATCAGCGACTCGATCAGACGAGCCGCGAAGGGGCGCTGGTAGCCGTAGAGAGGGTGGCCGGAGACCTCGTCGACGATGACGAGCATCTTCGCGACGATCTGGTCTACGAATGCCTGCGAGGTCTGGTCGAGGACCACCTCGGTGTCAATCCGCGCCTGACGCTCTTCATCGGTCTCGTCGCTGATGAACTCGTCGTACTCGACGTCCTCCGTAACAGACACGCCTAACCCCAATCCCGTTTTCTCTACGGAATTGAGGTTAGGCGTTTTCTGCTACTGCTTTGTAATTATCGCTTCCGGAAGACTTCAGCCGCTACGTCGAATGTCCCTCGCGGCGATGATCTGCTGTGCGCGCTGGCGCGTGAAGCCGAACATCCTGCCCAGTACGTCGTAGGTGTAGCGGCCCTTGGCATAGACAGCGGCCACCAGAGAGTCACGGGCTTCCGTCGTCACCGCCGGATAGTCCTCGAAGCACATCTGGTCGCAGTACAGCGGGGCGTCCTTCTTGGCCACGCCCAGCAGCCTGCGGCATCCCCGGCAGCGGACATCGACCAGCAAATCACTCATCGACCTGCGCCTCTCCCGTCAGCCGGTCCCGGGTCTCGTCCTCGACGCCACCAGCCCCGTTCTCGTGCCAGGCGCTCTCGACGCCCTTGAGGAACTCGTCCAGGAGACCGATCGGAAGGGTCAGCCCGCGCCCGTAGGTGTCCAGCGAGGGGATGTACTCCCGGCAGTCGATGAACAGGCCGTCCTGGGGGCTCTGAACTGTGGAGACGTGAATCTCCTTGTCGTGCACGTACGCAACCCGGGCGTGGATGGTCCTGCCCTCAGCGAGATCGTCCATGGCTTCCTCCGTCGCTCTATGTAAGGCACCCTACACCTGCGCAAGCGGTATCGACAACCCGCTTGACGAGGGAGTAGAGTGGGCATCCTTGACAGACGGACGAGGAGCACACCATGGGCATGTACCCGATGCAGGACCCGGAGAAGTGCCCTACATGCGGACGGGACCTTAAAGAAGCGCCCAAGCCGGAGAGGGTGCAGGTCAAAGACTTTCCGGCCGAGGTAACGTACGCCAGTGATCCGGTCTGCGGGGGGCGCTGGCACGTATGGGACAGAACCTCTCCGCTGCGGAAGCAGGCTCAACCCTTCGTGGACGGAGAGCAGTGATGGACGACTGGCACATCCAAAACGGCATACAGGGCTACGCGCACGACAGCGAACTGGACGCCCTTCAGCAGCGCGAACTCCGCTCCGAGCAGATGGAGTTCTACAAGCGCGCCAACACCCCGCCCTTCGAGGGCTTCGGCGGTTGGCAGGGAGTCAAGGAAGCCGCGACAGGCGTGGGCATCCTCATGATCTTCGGAATGATCCTCAAGTACGGCTTCGGCATCGGCTAGGCTGCGCAGCAGAAAGGCCCCATCCGTCTGGCGGGTGGGGCCTTTCTGCTGTCCTACTGTGCCCGGCGCAGCGGGACGACGTTCTCCTGGCTGACCATCGCGGTCAGGAAGGCCTTGCCCTTCATGGTCTCGTCGCGGCGCCTGCGCTCCGAGGACAGGCCCAGGTAGCGCTCGGTGGTGGCCATGTTCGAGTGGTGCAGCAGGGCCGAGACCGTGCGGAGCCCGGCGTCGTAGCCCAGTTCCGTGGACAGAGAGTCGAAGTACGCGCGGGCGACCGCCCGGCGGATGGTGTGCGTGCCCTCGTAGCGGGTGGGCAGCCCCACGGCCGCGAGCGCGTGCTTGACGATCTTCTCTGTGCGCTGGACAGGCCGGTCTGGGTGCCAGACGAAAGGTGTGCGGACGTAGACCCGCTGGCCGGTCGCCTCGTCGAGGTAGTGGGTGGAGATGGTGTTCCCCGTGCGGGCAGGGAACAGGTAGTCGTCGGCGCGTAGCGGGCGGCCCAGCAGCTCGGCGTACTCGACCAGCCACAGGCGCAGCTCGCGCTCCAGGTCGGCCGTCAGCGGCATCTCGTCCTCCTCCCGCGTCTTGACCACGGTCACGAAGACTTCCGACCGCACGAAGTCGACGTCCCCGACGCGCATGCCCGTGATCTCCGAGGCCCGGCAGGCGGTGTTGATCGCGGTGGCCAGGTAGGCACGGTGCATCGCGCACTCCGCCTGGTCCAGGAGCTGGAGCAGAAGCGAGGGTGGAGGCTGCTGGCGGCGCTTCTTCGGCTCCGGCAGCGGCTCGACGCCGGTCAGGTAGTTGTCCAGCGCGGTGAATCCGCTGTTCTTGCAGTAGGTGAAGAACACCTTGAGCCGGGCGCGGTAGTTGTTGTGGGTGCTGGGGCCGACGGCCTCGCGGATCGGCTGGCCCTTGATGCGGGTGGAGTGGGCGTCCATGATCCCGCCCGGCCCGTAGAAGAAGTCACGCACCTGCTTGGCGGAGAGCTGGGAGAAGTCGGGGTTGCCCAGGTGCTCGGCGAACCGGGGCAGCAAGGTGGTGTCGACGCGCATGGTGTTGTCGGCCTTGCCGGAGCGCTCCCGGGTCTCCAGGTACTCCTCGACGGCGCTGCGCAGTGCGATGGTCACGCTTCCTCCTTGTGTGGTGGCTGCGGGTCTGACTCTATCGTCGTCAAGTGCATACATCAAGTCGCTTGCATAGCGATTCCGAGGAATCGATAGTACGGTTCCCGTATGACGATGACAGAGATCAGCCCGGCACCGCTTCATACTTCCGCCCCGACAGCAGAGGAGGCGTGGCTGGCCGCATGGACGGCCCGAGCGCCCGTCCTGGAGCCCGAGAAGGCCGACGAGGTCCTGGAGTTGATGGGCCTGCTGTAGACGAAACCCCCGGTCGCCAGTGGCTTCCGGGGGTTTTCGCTGTCTGCTACGCGGCGAAGATCGGCTCTATCCTCGCGGGGTCGAAACCGCCGCCCCTCTTACCGTCCCGCGCGGGGTGGATGACCACTGCGGTCAGGACGGTGCGGGCCACGATGCGCTGACGCTCGACCGACATGCCATCCCAGCCGACGCGCAGCAGCTCGGGAGTGACGGCCCGGACGGCGGCAGGGGCCGAGTAGGCGCGCAGGGCGCGGAGGTCCTTCTTCTCGGCCTCCAGGTCGTCGAGGGTCGTCATGTAGGTGACGGCCTTGACCTTCTTCGCCTCCCACAGGGCCTTGATGTCCTTGATCTCCTGCTCGACCTCGGCCAGCCGGGCTTCCTTCTCCGGCGTCCAGTCGCTGTGGACCTGCTCGGGAACCTTCTTCTCCTTCGTGGACTTCTCCACGATGTTCCAGATCAGCTTCTTGATGAGTTCGTCGACCCGGGGGCCGGTGACGCCCATCCGCCCGCAGGCGTCGGGGTTGGAGGAGGTCTTGTTGCAGTTGTAGCCGAAGGAGTCGGACTTCTTTCCCCGGATCCATACGGGCTTTCCGACCATGGGGTATCCGCACCGGCCGCAGCGGCAGATCCGGGACAGGAAGTACTTCACCGCCACCTTCTGGTCGTAGGCGGCGTAGTTGCGCGGGTGGGCCTTCTCGCGCTCCTTCTTCGCGCCCAGGACGGCCTCGTACTTCTCTACCGGGCAGAGCGGCTCCCACGGGCCCATGACGTAATTGCCCTCGGCGTCGTACTGCACCTCTCCGAGGTATATCCGGATCCCGGCGTTGCGCGGTCGCATGATGATCGTCTTCACACCGGCCCACGTGTAAGGCTTTCCGGTGTCCTTGTTGAGCACGCCGGAGTCGAGGAAGAACTTGGCGATGGTGGTGTTCTTGTCTCCGGCGATGTACATGTCCATCGCCTTGTTGACGATGTCCTTGGCGACAGGGTCGGCTTTGTCCCTGTCCTCTTCCATCCAGCCGTAGGGGTGCGTGCCGCCGTGGTAGCGGCCCTTTTCGGCACGGTACTTGTTGTCGCGTTTGATTCGCCGGGAGGTGTCCTCGGAGGACTTATTGGCGATGGAGACGTAGAGGCGTGCGGAGAACCGGCCGTCGGAAGTGGTGAGGTCGAAGTTCTGTCCGGAGAGGGTGTCGAAGACCAGCCGCTTCTTCTTCCTCTCGATGAAGTCCTCGTAGACGTCGATGTACTTCTCAAGGTCGCGCGGCTGGCGGGCGAACCGGTCGATGTCGTAGGCGAGGACTCCGGCGATGCGCTCGGCCTTGAGGTCGGCGAGCATGCGGAGGAAGTCCACGCGCTTGACGTTGCGCTTGAAGGCGGACAGCCGGTGGTCCTCGTACCAGACCACGGTGCGCTCGTGCTTCTCGGCGAGGTAACGCAGGTCCTCCTTCTGCTTGACAATCGCCTTGCGCTCCTCCTCGGCGGCCTCCTCCTCGGTGATGCGACCGGCCTTCACGGCCCGCCGGAGTTCAGCTACGTCCACGTCAGAGATGCGGAGGTAGCCCCCCAACGGGCGGTCGTCCCTGATACCCACTCCTCGTACCCCAGCTTCAGCTACTCTTGTCAAACGGTCTGGGGTACACCCTAGACGAAGCGTATGTAGTTCTGTCAAAGTTGGGACATGCGGAGTTCGACGTAACTCCGTACAGCGGACAGGCAGTCGACAGAGAGGTGACCTGCAATGATGACGGACAGCGACTGGATCGCTCACTGGGTGTCAGCGGCCCCGACCCTCAGCTCCGAGGTCCTGGAGACCATCGCCGACGCCGTCGAGGCAGAGGACGACGAGGAACTGCTGGCAGCCTGACACCATACGAAAAGGCCCCCACCGGGTGACCGGGAGGGGGCCTTCGTCATGCCTCGCGCCTACTCAGGACGTCCAGGACGCCGAGGAGGCTCTGCGCCCCCTGGTGGGCCTCCAGCAGGCTCTCGGGGGTCGCCTGCTTGCGGTAGTCGTCCAGGGCCTTGGCGAGGCCACTGCCGACCGCGTCGGCCCAGTCGAGCACGTCGACCGTGGACAGCCGGTCCAGCCTCTTGGCCGCCTTCGCCCGGACGGGGTCGACCCGCTCCTCGCCACCGCGAAGCCGGTTCTTCACATCAGTCCAAGAGCGCATAGCGCGTCGTACTCCTCGTCCATGTCGTCGGTCTTCTGGGCCACCATCCGCCGGGCCGCTGCCTTCTCTTCCTCGGTGTTCTCAGATGACGAGTTCATCGAGGTCCTCATCGAATCGGTGGGCGTTGTCGCGGATATCGTCGGTGGAGAGCGCGTTGCCGTATCCCTGGATGGCGGTGTACAGGGCGTCGTTCTCATTCCGGTATGTGTTGCGCCACCGGCCGAGGACGATCCCCTTTCCGGCCCACACCTTGATGATGAGCGACTTCGAGCGCCGGTAGGGCGGCTCGATTTCGTCAGTGGGCGCGGTATGAAGGAACGGCGCCCCAGGCTTGAGGTTGAGTGTGTGGGTGAAGAAAGGCCCCACCCCATGAGTGTTAGGCATGAGATGGAGCCTATTCTCCGGACGGCCGGAAATGGTAAATCAGTCGACGCCGGTCGGGGAATCGAGGTCGTGCTCGGGCGCGTAGGAGAAGTTGTTCAGCACCCGGTTGATTCCGCGTCCCGGGGACTTCCAGCGCTTGAAGTTCCGCCAGACATTCGGCGGGACGTTGTAGTACCCGTAGACCTGCCCATTCCGGAATCGGACCCGCAGCGTCTGAGCATCCCTGTCATAACCTGCGGCAAGAGTCCTCGGGCGCGGCGGATTGATAGACGGAGTCGGCTGGTAGGGCAGGAGGTCGAAGTCGTCGCCGTCCTTGGCCAACTGGATTGCGTCGGAAGTTTCCTGGCTGAGGATTCGCCGGGATCCTGCTCGGGCGGCGGGGTTGGCATTGCTGGCGGGTATCTCGACGGCTGGCCTTGGCGGGGTCAGATCCCCGAAGTCGAAGGACAACTGCTCGTAGGCGTTGTTGCGGCCTCTCCCCCCGCCTCGGGGGTTTCTGGATGCCACTGTCTCTCCTTACGCAGCAGCCCCTGCCCCGGTGACGGGAAGCAGGGGCTTTGGGGCTGCTTGGATCAGGCTGGGACGTTGTCGACCGTGGAGGCCGTCGCCGGGGCCTTGTCACCCGCGCCGGGGGCCGTGGAGGCCGCAGCGTTGATGGTTCCCTCGTAGACGGAGGTACCGGCGAGACGGTCGTCGGCCTCGGGGCCACCCGGGTGCTTGGCCGCCTCGTCGTCGCTCAGGACGATGAGACCGGCGTTCGCGGTCGCCGGGTCGATGCCAGCCGCGACCTGGAGGGCCGGGACGGGCAACTGCTTGGCGACGAAGACCTGGCCGGGGACCGGGTCGGTGTTCTCGAACTTGACGCCGCTCTGGACGGTCCAGCCGAGGTTGGGGGCGTCCCAGTCGGACGAACGGCCGGGGACGGGAGCCGGGACGGTGACCTGCTCGGCAGCGCTCTTGGATGCAGCCACTTTCTTCCTCTTTCGTACAGGGGTTAAGGGTTACCGGTTTTGCTGGACGGTCCAGCCCGGTTCCTTCACCGGACCCTCTTCGTCCTCTGTTTGATTATGAGGGCAATCGGGGCCGGAATAGACATGCTGACCCTCATGGAAGATGCAGCTTGATACATACATGGGTGTGCTCCTACAGGGAACTGCCTGCCTCGGTAAATGAGCCTACCGGCATTCCTCCGGGACTTTCCCATGGCTGGGCTCCGGCGAATTGGTCGGCGGAGAGAAGGGCGCTGCGGAAGGGTGAGCCGCCCACGGTGAAGGCGTAGCCTCCGGCGTAGGCGTCTCCGGTGGCGGGGATGGGCTCAGGTGTCTTGGGCATCGGGCTCCTCCCGGGCGGCGTCGAAGCCGGAGCGCAGGCGGGCCATCTTGCCCTTGTAGGTTCGCAGGCGGGACATGTGCTCGCAGGCCGACTCCACGATGGCGCCTACCTCTTCGAGGCAGCGGTCCACCAGGTCCTCGATGTCGGCGATGTCGTCGCGCGTCTCGCGTGTCTGGGGAAGCAGTGGCATCAGGGACTCCTCCTCCGGCGAGGCCGGGGCGCCGCGTCGCTCTGGAACAGGTCCAGGACGTCTTCGAGGACGTCCGTCACGGTTGCCTGTGCGGCGACACTGTCCCTGGTGGCCTGCACCAGGTCTCGGGCGGTGGTGACCATCTGCTCGGCAAGGGGGACGACCTTCTCGGTCAGTGCCCGCAGGCGCCTGTTCTCTTCCACCTCACGGCGGTAGGCCTTACCGGAGACGACTACCTCGGTGACGAAAACCGCGAAGATGAAAGCCGCGATCGGTCCGAGCACGAGTGGGTTGTCGACGGACAGCCCTCCGCTATCGGCCGATGCCAGAAAAACAAACATCCCGGGTACCGCCCGTCGCTGTATTGTGCTTGCGACTTAATGGTACCCGGGATGTGCTATTCGGTTATTAGTTGATATGAAGTCCGGCCTTCTTAAGCTGATTCTTGGCCTTGACCCAGCCTGGCGTGGCTCCGGTCAGCCCGCTGATGCAGACCGTGTTTCCGTCCGGGTCGACCCACTTGATGTGGTTCCCTCCAGTTACAGACACCTCCCATCCGTCCTTGCGGGCCTTCTTGGCCACCTTCTCGATCTCCTTGTCGGCTCCGAGTCGGTCAGAGCCGGTCTTGGCTACTGGCGCTCCCCTGCGGGCCATCAGGTACTCCTCGGTGTTCAGTTAGGTTCTGCTCTTTTTGCTCGGTAGGTACAGAGTAGTGTGACGGATTATCAGTTAGCAAGCAGTTCCATGGAAGTGCTTGACGTGACCTAGGCCACATGTGGGCAGGTAACCCTTGACTCACCTGCCGGTAACACTCGGTTATCCGGAGGGATCGTCCCGAGAGTCTCCGGTTACCCGCAGGCACCCAGCACGAAGCCCCGACCGCCAGTGTGGCAGCCGGGGCTCGGTACAGCGAGGTACTACCTGCCGACGGTCTTGCGGCGCCGCAGCGGGTCACCGCGCTGGGCATCGACGGGGACGATCTGCGTGGGCGCGTCCTCACCCTCCGGCAAGTCCTCCAACTTCGTCCAGTACGGCTCGACCCAGGTGGTCGTGGACTGCGTGCGCTGGCCGGACTTCCCGGGCCCGATCCAGACGGTCTTGAAGTGGCCTGCACGGTGCTGGGGACCGTACTCCACGCCGGAGGGGATGGAGATGCCGGAGTGATTGGTCGAGGCAGCGCGCTGGCGGGCGGTGTGAAGCTGCGGACCCACATACCAGCCGACGCGGACCCAGAAGGGGTCGCGGCTGGGCCTGCGGTTCTTGCCGGTCTTCTTCTTGCGCTGCGCCATCGTCCACTCCGGGGGCTGCTCGATGTCCCGGTTGTCCGTGCACAGGTAGGTCAGGACGGCGAAGGCCTTCTGGAGGATGGGGCGGAAGGTCTTCACCGCATCGCTGCGGTCCTTCCCGTCGGCACTGCCTCCCTGCCACTCCTCGGCGAAGCGGATGGCCTCTTCGGCGGTGAAGGACTTCTTGTCCATCGGCAGCGGCATGAGGTCGCGGAACCCTCCGGCGACGATCTCCCCCGTGTCCTCGTCGACCACGTCGTAGCAGAAGAGGAGCGCCATGCCGTCACGGTCGGGGTCGTTGGAGTTGCACAGCCCCTTGCCGGTGAAGCCGACGATGAAGAAGCAGCGCACGTAGCCCTCCGCCAGACCGCCCCGACCCTTTCCGGCGGGCCACGGGTCGGGGAGGACGACCATCGGGTTGATGTGCGGCAGCTTGTTGAACAGGTCGCCGGGGACCTTGGTCATCTTCGAGCGGTAGAGGGCGTCCGCCAGCTCGTGATGGAGGTCGTAGACGACGCGGCCGTTGCGCTTCCACAGCTCGCAGGCGGCGATCTCGCCCATGAGGTCGCCGGTCCGCTCCAGCGTCGCCGCGTCGAACTGCTGGCGGTCGGACATGTCCCAGCCCGGGGCGATCCCCCGCATCATCGCGTCGATACGCCGCGAGATCTTCGGGACGCTGCGCAGCTCCATCGAAGCCTCGGTGAGCTTGTCCACGTGCGCCATGGCCGCCTTGTGCGCTTCGGCCGCGCGACGGGTCCTGTCCTGTGCCATTGGTCCCTCCCTGACGTGCAAATCCTACGGGCAAGAACCTATGCCGACCGTTACCGCTTGTCAAGTTGTTTCATAGATTTACTTGACGAGATGTCCCGGGACGCACGAAACCCCGGCCACTGCCACGGGGGGAGCAGTATTGCCGGGGTTTCGCTTCACCCGCGCCAACCCTCGACCTGTCCAGGGTTGGCAGTTGGCGCGGGGGCTTCAGGGGTGTTGCTGCGGTGCGTCCACGTGCCGGGTGACGAGGTAGTAGTTCGTGGTCTGGAGCCGGAAGCCGAAGTGGTGAGTCCTCCCGGCGTGCCGCATCGCCCAGTCTTGCGCTTCCGCGATGGGCAGGCACCCGGAGGCCTCGTTGCAGGAGGTGCAGAACATCTCCTCCATGTCGACCTCGGCCTGGGGATCCCGGCTGATCGAGTGGGTGACGTACCGCATCACCGCCCTCGTCACGGGCCCACCGGACGATTCGCGATCTCGCCGTTGATCGCGGCCACGCGAGGGCTCAACGTCTCGCTCACGGTCGGACGGCGGATCTGACTCTTCGATCGATCCCACTCCTTGCCGCCACCCTGCGGGTTGCGCAACGTCACGTACGTCAGACCGATCTCGACGACCTCGGCCACGCACTGCCGGATCGTGTCGTAGGCGAGGTCGTGCTCCTGCGGCTCGAACCACTGCTCACTCATCGGTCTCCTCCGCGATCTTCGCGCGCAGCGCTACGAGTTCGTCCAGGGCGTCGGCCAGCTTCTCGACGACGTCCGGACGCATGCGCCCCATCTCGACCAGTGGGCAGTCGATGGAGAAGTGCTCCCTGTCCAGCGACGGGAAGGTGACGCCGATCGCTCCGGAAGCCTTCTTGAGGTGCTCCACGGCGTTTGTGGCATCCGACGTCTTCCAGAACTTCGGAGGCGAACTCTTCTTGTTGGTTCCGGTATTTGACATCCGTCCGCCTCTCCTTCGTCTGACGTACCTTCACCCGTCCGCCCGAACAGGCGTTCCACGACGTGCAGTTGCAGAACGCAGTGACGGCACCACCACGCTCTGCAAGTAGCATCCTCCCGATCGCGCCGTCATGCAAGTGCATGAACTGAGCACATGCACGAAAGAATGATGGGTGTCCCGTGCTAAGAGGGGGTGGCAGACTGTGCGGTGGTACCCGCAACCAGGGAGGTCACGTTGGCAGCCAGTCCGACCGTGCTGAGGCGCAGGCTCGGCCAGGAGCTGCGCAACTTGCGTGAGGCGAAGAAACTCACAGCCGCGCAGGTGGCCAAGTCGCTCACGTGGTCCGAGTCCAAGGTGAGCCGGATCGAGGGTGGCAAGTCACCGCTGTCCGACAAGGATGCCAAACTCCTGCTCAATGAGTACGGAGTTCAGGATCCCCAGGAGATCCGGCAGTTCGTCGACCTGGTCCGCCGCAGCCGTCAGAACGGCTGGTGGCACTCCTACGGCGACGCCCTCCCGGAGTGGTTCAAGCCCTACCTCGGGTTCGAGGCCGACGCCGCACAGATGCTCATCTACGAGACCGAGCTGGTTCACGGGCTGCTCCAGACGGAGCGCTACGCCCAGGCAGTGATCCGCTCCATGTCTCAGGCCCCGTCGGCCGATGAAATCGACCGCCGTGCAAGTGCACGGCTCCAGCGGCAGGAAATCCTCACCCGGGATGTTCCCCCGAAAGTGTGGGTGGTCCTCAACGAGGCAGTGATACACCGGGTGATCGCCTCCCGCGACGTGATGCGCGAGCAATTGCACCACCTCGCTGACGTGGTGGAATCGAACCCAAGTGTCACTGTCCAGATTCTGCCTTTTGAGGCCGGGGCACACGCGAGTATGGGCTACTCGTTCTCGATCCTGTCGTTCGACGACGTCCCAGGATCGCTGGTCTACTCCGAGCAGTTGACGAGCGCGGTGTACATGGACAAGACCACAGATGTAAGTCGCCACGAGGAGATCTTTCAGCAGCTCGTGGCGGCTTCAACGCGACCGGATAGCTCCGTCGCTTGGTTGAAGGAAACAGCAGAGAGGTTCGGAAAATGAACGAGACGAGCGGCGAGCTGCACTGGTTCACGTCCAGCTACAGCAACGGCGAGGGGAGCTGCGTCGAGTTCGCCGTTACCCCTGGAGGAGCTGGCGCGGTACGTGACACCAAGGACCGCGAGGTCGGCACGCACGTCTTCACCCCGGCCGGGTGGACGACGTTCCTTGAGGCCGTGAAGTCCGGCGCGTTCAGCGCCTGACAAGCCAGAAGCCCCCGGCTCCGTTGGGAGTCGGGGGCTTCGTCGTACCTACAGCCAGGTGAAGGGCGAGGCGAGGGCTTCGAGCGCCGCGAGGAGGAGGCGGATCAGTCCCTCGAAGAAGGCTCCCGCAGCCCGTCGCAGGCGCTTCACAGCCACTCTCCGGTGAGGGCTCCGTGGACGTCGGCCTCGCGGTAGGTGGCGGGCTTGAGGACCTTGCCGTCCTCGCGCCGGATGACCTTGCCGTCGACCACCTTGCTCATGTTCGAGCGATGCACTTCGGCGAAGACGGCCTCCAGGGGGATCTCCAGGAGGTCGGCGGTGCCGTAGACGACGTACAGCACGTCGGCGAGTTCCTTGGCCAGGGCCTCGTACCAGCGCGGTCCCTCGGGTGCCGACTCTCCCCGGCCGGGCAGGAAGTGGCTCGTGGGCGACGACTCGATGAAGTCGTCCATGATCTGGGCCTTGCGGTAGTTCAGCAGGGCCTCCAGGGCCTCCTGGACCTCCTCGGCGATGAGGGTGGACCGCAGGGCGATCAGGTCGTCTCGTCCGGCCTCGTCGCGCTCGATGAAGGGCTTCTCCCCCACGGCGCGGTGCCACTGTCCCAGCGCCCGCATGGGGCGGTGGGTGGAGGTATGAAGCAGGGTCTTCGGGATGCTGCTCAAGGGGTCTCCTAGAAGGTTTCGGCGATGTCGCCGGGGTCGACGGCCAGCGGGAGGCGTCCGTCCTCGAAGAGGTGGATCCCGTTGCGGCTGTAGGCCAGGTCGCACAGTTGCGCGCACTGGAGCCGGTCCGTTCGGGAGATGCGTTCGGCTACCCAGTCGCTCCAGAAGCCGAAGAAGCGGAGCCCGAGCGCGATGTCGTCGAGCCAGTTGTAGCCGATGCCCCTGCCGTTGTTGGCCTGGGCGAAGCCGAGGGCCGTCTCCCAGATGGCCAGGCGGGTCTCGTCGGGGATGATGACGTCGGAGTTGTACTTCGCGTTCGGGTACATCGAGATGTGGCCGAGGCGGGCGCCGCCCGGCTGTGCCTCGACGAGGAGACCGGCCGGGCCGACGATGAAGGCGTGGTTGTACCGAGAGAAGGTCAGCAGCCGGATGCCCCAGCCGAGGATGCCACCGGTCGCGGTGACGCCGATGGTGCCGATGGGCGGCGGGGTTCCCTTAGCCATTCTGGCCGTCCTCCTGGTCCGTGGGCTTGCTGCGGCGTCCCAGGTAGTCCCAGGAGAAGTAGGGGCCGTAGCCGTAGGGGCTGAGGCCCTTGGGGAGCGGTACGGGGCCGTAGGGGTATCCCTCGTCGTCCCGCTCGACCACGGTCGTGATGGTCTTGGCGAACTCGCTCCAGTTGCCGTCCGCGTCCTTCTCGCTGTGGACCACGGTCGTGGTTGTCGTCTTACGCGACACTGTCTTCCTCCAGGGTGTATTTGCCGTAGAAGTCGATGTGCAGGCTGTCGTTGTTCTGGGCGCGCTCCAGCCAGCGGTCGGCGAAGACCTGGCGGGCGTAGAAGAAGGTCTTGGCGGTCCAGGTGCCGTCCTTGTGGATCAGCACCCGGACCTTCCACAGGTGGTTGTCCCTAGGCGTTCGCACCGGCAGCCCCTCCGGGCAAGATATGAAGCGCGCCGGGCTGGTCGAGGTCCATGAAGGGGTCGGCCAACTGGACGGCGACCTGGGTGAAGGCGTTGCCGATGATCTCCTGGATGCCTCCGAGGCCCTCCAACTTGTCGGCGAGTTCGAGGAGGGTGCCGACGACGTCCTTGATCGCGACGAAGTACTCGCCGTCGTCGTCCTGGATGTAGCGGTAGGACGCCTCGTGCTCGGACGCGGTCTCGGTGAGGACGCTCAAGGGGTTCTCCAGGGTCTTGGTGGTGTCAGAGCCAGACGCGGTACTCACTGGTGACTCGTCCCTTCTCGGGGTTGATGAAGTGCAGGCGCTGGGAGGGGTCTCCCGTGGCCGCGACGAACTCGTGGGCGTAGATGTTGTCGCTCTCGGGGCTGCCGGTCATGAAGACGGAGCCGCCGTTGGCCAACTGGAGTTGCATCGACTGGTGGTAGTGGCCGATGTAGAGGTCGCGGAAGGCCGGGAGGACGCCGGAGGCCCACTGGTTGGCCTTGCGGAGGATGCCGTAGGCGGGGATGTTGCCGCCGAAGGACTTGATCTCGTCGCCGTGGATGGCCATGGCCTTGTAGTTGCCGATGGTGAAGTTCTGGTACCAGCCGCCGTCCGTCTGGAAGCGGGTCAGCCGGTCCTCGTCGGCGAGGCGCTGGCGCACGATGTTGTAGACCATGCGGTCGACGTTGTCGGAGGCCTTGATGCCGTCGCCCTTGCGGCCGAGACGTCCGTGGTTGCCGTACTCGGCGACGACCTCGACCGTCTCGTAGGTATGAAGCGCCTGCTTGATCGTCCAGATCATCAGGTCGGCGACGTCGAACATCTGCTCGTAGAGGGTGCCGTCGAGTTCCCACACCTGCCCGGGGAAGATCGAGACGCCTTCGACCATGTCTCCGGTGAACAGCAGGACGCCGTGCTTGACCGGGTGGTCGGCGCGCTGGATGTCGGTGATCTCGTTGGCCTTCTCGACGTAGCGCATGATGCGGGTCCGCATGATGGTGCGGTCGTACGTCTCGGTCTTCTTGCCGCCCTGCCAGTCCGTGAGGTGCCACAGGGCGACCTCGGACGGCTTGGTACGGCGGTCACGCGCTGGAGGCTCGACGGGGGTCACTCCGACGTACTGCGCGGCGTCGCTGGCGGCACGGTAGACGGCCTCGATGTACTCGTCGCCGCGCGCCTTCGCCTTCTTGAACTGCTGGAACAGTCGGCGGTTGTCAGCCTCCAGGGCCTGTATCCGCTCGATCTGCTCCTCGTTCTCGGCCACTGCCTCGGCCGTGCCCTCCTCGGGCAGGGTATGAAGCCCCTTCTCCTTGCCCGGCTCGACCAGGATGTTGCGCTTGTAGCCGTTGGCCTTGCGCCAGCGCCGGACGGCGGTCTCGGAGGTCTCCACACCGTTGAAGTTGAGGTCGTCGGAGGCGGCCTGGTGGCCGACGTTGGGGTCCATCAGGATCTCGCGGACCCAGTCGACCTCGATGTACTCAGCGAGCGTGCTCAAGGGGTGTTCCTCTCGGAGGAGATGGTGGCCGCCGGACCGTTCCCGGCCCGACTCCGAGTACGGTATCAGGGTTATCGCTTCCTAGCAATACTTCACTTCGGAAGTGAGAAGACTTCACCACAGGAGTCAGGCGCCTCCGTCGCTGACGTCCTACCAGGTCAACCGGCATGGACACCTAGACTGGAACCCTTCCAAAGCGATAACAAAGAAGACCCCGGCCACTGTTCGTGAGCCGGGGCTGAAGCCTGGGGTGGGGTCATGTTCTGGTTCTGTGAGACGTGCAACGACTGGGGTGTTGCGGACACCGAGGTCGACGTCGTGGTGGACCGCCAGCGGCACATGGGCGCTCACGTCGAGCGGGCCCTGGAGATGACAGAGCCCCAGGAAGAGTCCGTGGCTGAGGTTGAGGACACTGTCCTCCGCGCCAAATACCTGGCGTGGGGTAGCACGGCTCTGCTGGGGCTACTGTCTGCTCGTTGGCACGCGCTGGCGGGGGTAGTGCCGTTCGCGGCCTTGCTCGTCTGGGCGGTGACCCAGTCGGGCAATGAGGGTGAATGACGGGGGTTGAACCCGCACGCTCCTTTCGGAACACCGGGGTCACAGCCCGGCGCGGCTACCATTTCGCCACACTCACCATGAGAAGGTCTCGACCACGCGCCACCCACCCGGAATCTCACCGGCCTAAGCCTTGTCCGTCGGCCCTTCCCTCGCTCCCCGACCTGGATTCGAACCAGGAACCAGCGGATTAACAGTCCGCTGCTCTGCCGATTGAGCTATCGAGGAATGCATCAGTGTTTGCACTGACCCTACTGGACTCCACGCCCAGACAGGTAACTGACCCCAGACCGTAGCCAAGGTGGGACTCGAACCCACACGCTCTTACGAGCACCGTCTTTTGAGGACGGCGTGGCTGCCTTTTCACCACTCGGCCTTGCGCCGGAGGGTTTTCAGGCCCTCCGGCCTTTCCTACGTGAAGCCTACTTCACGGTGTAGCGGCCGTAGTAAACGGACTTCGTCCAGGGCTTGTAGTAGTTGACACCCCTGCCCGGCCGCTCGCTTTCCAGCCAGGTGTGGGAATTGACGTATATACCGACGTGGTAGACGTAGCCGCGCGAGTCGTGGGCGAAGACGAGGTCCCCGGCCCGGGGGCTCTTGACGTGCAGGCTGTGCCTGTACTGGTCGTTCGCGACCCGGGGAATACTCTTCCCCAGCTTCTTCAGGGTGTACTGGGTCAGGCCCGAGCAGTCGAACCCCCTGGACGGCGAGGATCCTCCCCACACGTACCGGACTCCCTTGTACTTGGCGCCCTGCTTCACGATCTTCGTTCCGGACGACACCGTAGTGGTGGACTTTACGGCGACCGGTACGGCGATCTTCGTGGATGCGACCGGCGTATTCGCCTGCGCGCTTGATGTAGCGAGCGGGGAAAATGCCAGGGCCGCAGCGAGCAGAAGTCCAGCGATCCTCTTATTCATGACAGCACTCCGCACGCTTACGAGATTAGGTGACGGGCTCGGGTAAGTGCCTTTCCCTACCACAAATAGCTCTGCGGATTCGCCCCAAAAGATTCGGTCTCCCGCCCCTGTTCAGGGTTGAGTTCAGGATTTGTCCAGGAACAGGGCTCAGCGTCTGGACAAAGTGGCCCCCTCTGGAATCGCACCAGAATCTCCCGCTTTTCAGGCGGGCGCATTAACTGCCTCTGCCAAAGGGCCGTGAAGTCTGGACGGCAGGATTTGAACCTGCGATCTCCTGATCCCAAATCAGGCGCGCTACCGGGCTGCGCTACGTCCAGAAGTTGATGTCTTCGACACTACCGTATCAGGGATACCCGTTGTCAAGCCACAAACTGAATTAGCTTGCATTGGGCGGGAAGAGTTCCCCGCCGGGTCTTACGCGGTCGCGTCACGGCGACGGCAGCCCGGTCAGGCGGGGAACGGGAAACGGCCGAGGCAGAACGCCTGCAAGGCCGGGATGAGCGCGGGCATGCTGGCGGAGGGGAGGTGGTTCCCCTGGCCCGGCCGTCGCTCGCTCATCGTGTTCATGCATCCATTGAAGCGGATCACGACTACGGGTTTGTAATCGCTTCCGGCCACTGCCTGAATGCCTCGTGCGAGGCGGGGGGTAGGACACTGTCCGGACATAGCGGAAGGGGCCGGGGGATGTTCTCCCTCGACCCCTTCGGAACGACAGTCAGCTCTACTTGTGCGCGTCCTCGTACTCGCGGATCAGGTCCTCGGGCAGACGCCCCGTGTGGGACACCTCCCGGCCCTGCTCCTGCAACCACTTCCGCACGTCGGCCGTGGTGAAGGCGCCCCGCTTGCCCCGGATCGCCTTCCGTACCTGGGTTCCGGTGCGCTTCTGAGCTTCATGCGCGACAGACGTGAACGGTTCCAGGGCGGCGTGCATCTTGTCGATGTGCTCCTGGCAGAGGTCCATGAGGAAGCGCGTGGTCCCCACCGTGACGGGGGTGGCCTCGTTGTTCGGCACATCCTGCCCGCACGGGGTCTTGGCGCGGTTGCGCGAGACCTTGAAATCGCACTTCTTCATCACTACGTCTGCCATAACTCACTCCTTAACAACGCCACCTCCGGTTGCGCCGCGCAGCAACCTGCCAACGGTCGCAATACTGCTACCTGACTACGGCTTCTGTCAAGCGGATGCACTGTGACGCTCGACAAGCCGGATTCAGGAAGCATCAACCTCCAAGGAGGCTGACGACCGGTCCCAGGACGCCGTTGATCACGGTGCCGACTGCTCCGGGGTGGTTCGTTGCCGTTGCCGACGGGCTGGGCGCCGCAGCGGGCACTTTCACCGTATGCGCCGGAGCCTTGGAGGGCGCGGCGGACGGCGAAGGGGTGGCAGTCACCTTGCGGTGCTTGCCCGTGGGCGCTGTGGTGGTGGCCTTCTCCGGCTTGGTGGTCGTCTTGGCGTGCTTGCCCTTCGCGCGGGTCTCCTGCGTGTAGGTCGACGCGGCCGGATGGTCCAGCGGGACGGCGGGGCGGTCGGACATCTCGCGGACGTCGTCGGTATCCACGTCATCGGAGATGAGGTCGGGTCGGTCCACCGGGTGATGGGCGTGGTGCTCGCCCTCTTCGGCCGCATAGGAGCACAGACCTATGGCGAAGGGGGCCGCCACGGTCGCGGCCAGGGCCAGGAAGGCCCGCTTGAACAGGGGACGCTTGGGGCGGCGCCGGGAACCCTTCACAGGCTCCGGCGGGGCGTCAGGTATCTCCAGGGGAAGGTCCGCAGGCTCTTCCTCGGGGAACCAGAAGCCGAACTCCTGGCGGTCTTCGAGCCAGCCGAAGCACAGCTCCCCGTCCTCGACCATCTGGAGCAGTTCCTCGGTTACTTCGTCGTCTTCCTCGGAAGCGTTGTCAAGGCCGTAGAAGTCCGGGAGGGCATCCTCGTGAGGAACGTCTTCCTTGTCGCGGACGAACGGAAGGTAGTCGGGTTCTGGACGCGTGGGGGTGTCGTCCAGGCTCCTTCCGAATAGGCGGCGCAGTTCACGGACATCCTGTTCCCCTGTGTCGTCCGCACCGTCGCGCCTAGTGGTGTTCATGTTCGTTACGTGCCCCTCCTACCCGGACACACGCGTGGATGAGGGTTCGCGTGTGTGATCAGCTCGTACCTGGGTGGCAAAGATCACGGATGGAGGCGTTCGAACTGCCTAACAGGCAGGTCGCGTGGGGACGCTGGCCGTGTGATCGCGGGTCAACCAGTTGTTGAAAGGTAGCACCGGTAACACACAGGAACCAGAGTTCGCGCAACTTCGGAAACGGTGTTGCTTTACTATTCAACGGCGTTTCTTGGGTGTTTCTTTGCCTCTGCTAGTACAACTCATTGTGTTACCGCAGGTTACCTGCACTAAGCACGTACGGTTCGGTATGTGTGAACGTTCAGTGTGGTGACCTAGATCACAGAGTAATTTCGGCCAAGCGGGAAGACCATGTCGACATCTTGTCAAGCTACCATCAGGTACGACTTGACCCCGCCACGGGATGCCGTAGCGGGGTCAGGAGTCAATACCTCAGATTTCAGATAGTGAACTGCGGTCAGAAGGCTCCAGGAGCCACCTGAAGGCACCGCAGACCGAGCAGGCGCCACATCTCCACGACCTGGTCACGGTCGTCGAGGACGAACCACACGTTGTAGAACGGCTCGATCTTCGCCCGGTAGATCTCCTCCTTGACGACCGAGTCCTTGCGCATGTCGTCTGGCGCCCGCATGTGCAGGTACGCCTCCCGCGTCCACTTGCCCACGTGCAGTTCCAGCCAGGCCCGCGTCTGGTCGTAGCAGCAGCCGTCACGGCCGGACAGGAACACGATCTCCGCGCCGCTGTCCCGCAGGGTGTTCACCAGGTCGATGACCTCGCTGATCGGCTCGTCCTCGCCGACCCGGTCCCACTCGAACGGGCTGCGGCCGACCATCCGCGCCAGCGTGCCGTCGATGTCGACCAGGACCATGTTCGGCTTCGCCGGGTCGTACGGGGGCGCCTCGGCAGGCTTCGGGGCCAGGTACTGGTTGTACATGTCCCGGATGACCTTCTCGCCGACGCTCCGATCCCGCTGGAGGTCACGCTTGATGCAGGTATGAAGCGGCACGGTCGTGTGGTCGGAGACCTTGAACTCCGCACCGTGGTACGCGGCCAGCCGCCGCAGTTCCTTCTCGTGGTTGGGGTTGAGGTTGGTGTCGTCCACGATGACGCTCACACCGTCGCCCAGGAACGCCTCGACGAGAGCGTTGCGGGCCCGCACGACCCGGCGCTCGTACTTCCCGTGCCAGACGCTGTCGTGCAGCATCGTGCGCAGGTCGTCCTTGTTGATCCGGACCAGCGTGCCGGGCTGGGCCTTGGCCACGAGCCGCTTCGCCTCGGTGCTCTTGCCGGAGCCGGGCAGTCCCTTGGTCATGGTCAGCGTCAGCATCGTCACGGGCTTCTCCTTGTTCTTCGGGCCGCAGCACCTGCACTTGTAGGCGCTCACTGGCAGCACCCGTCGCAGCCGTGCAGGCCCTCGTAGGGGTGGTAGTCCTCGCCCTGGATCAGGCGCTTGTAGGCGAGGTCGTCCGGGTCGGGGTGACCCACGCCGTGGGGACAGGTCCGCTCCATCAGCGCCCGGTCCATGCGGAAGTGCTGGGGGAAGGCGGCCATGGAGTGGGCGGAGGGGTTGTGAACGCAGCAGTGGCGGCCGATGCAGTCCTTGCGGGGGTGGGCGAGGATCTCCTCCCCGCCCACCAGCTCGGCCCGCTCGAACCACCCGCCGAAGTCGTCGGGCTCCATCAGGCAGCCGCCTCCGGGACCGACGCGAACGGGACCTCGTAGGCGGGCTTGACCCGCTTCCACACCCGGGAGGTGACGTCCTGGCCGCCGTACAGGCCGAACAGGATGTCCCTGTAGGGGCTCTCGCAGGCCAGGAGGGCGAACTCCTTGCGGCGCTTCTGCGCGTCGTCCTCCGGCCTCACCAGGCGGCGCAGGATCCAGTCGAACTCCTCGCGCGCCTCCACCAGGGTGTCGGTGTAGGCCTTCTGCAAGCCGCTGACCTTCGCGCGGACCCAGTCGTAGAACTCGTCCGGGACGCTGTCGATGATCGCCTCGATCCCGTCGCCCTCGGCCAGCGCCTCCCACAGGGTGAGCGTCGAGGTGTTCGTCAGGATGCGATGCAGCCGCACGTACTCGTCGAACTTGAACTTCACCCGCAGGTCGTGGCCGGGGAAGTGGACGACGAAGCCCTCCTGGTTCTCCTCCTGCGGCGCCGCCAGCACCTCGGAGAGGGACTCGAAGCCAACCGGCTGGTTGACCGGCCCCGGCCAGTCGTAGGGCCCCCAGGACAGCGAGCGGCCGGTCTGGGTGTCGACCACCGCGAGCAGGACCAGGTCGTCCAGGCCCTTGTAGTCGACGACGATCCGGTTGGACGGGAAGACGATCTCGAAGAGGTACGTCAGGCCCAGGATCGGCTCGAACGTCGGGTAGCGGGTCTCCAGGATCTTGTTCGCGTGCTGCGCCTGCGGGCTGGTGAAGGAGCCCCGCGTGGCGATGCGGAACTCCCCGGTATGAAGCAGGTAGCCGACTCCCAAGGAGCCGTCCCACTTCACGTACGTCTTGACCGGCTCGTTGATCAGCCGCGCCTGCTGGTCGGCGGGGATCTGCGACCAGTTGAAGAACTTCTCGAACGGCCGGGCCACGACCTTCTCGGTGGTCGTGTCGATGATCAGACCCCGGGTCTTCTTGGTGACCTCGTTCCACTCGTTGTCGAACTGGGCCTTGTTCGTGTAGTTGAAGATGGCCCGGGTGCCGTCGGGGTGGGTCTGGTGGCGGACGTAGCCCTTGGTGATGTTGTCGAGCAGGGCCTTCTCCGGAAGGACGTCGTACAGGTGCACCATGTGTGCGCTCCTCGGTGGTGGTGGTCAGATGCGCTGGTCGATGGCGGCCACGACGCGCTGGGCGAAGTTCTCGTAGGCGCTGTCCGGCAGGTTCAGTCCGAACCACTTCTTCGCCTCAAGGGCGACGATCTCGACGGCGGCCTCGCGCTGCTCTCCCTGGCGCTTGAGCCAGTCCTGGGCGGCGCTCTCGCGGGGGATGACGAGGTGGCCGAGGTACATGGTGGGGCGGTCGTCCGTGGCGGTCATGGTCAGCCCTTCTTCGCGGCCTTCTTGGCCTTCTTGTTCTTCTTCTTGGCCTTGCGGTCCCGCTGGTCGAGGTCGGTCTCGACGTCGCTCAGGGCCTCGTCCAACTTCTCGATGAAGAGGTAGACGGCGCCCTTGAGGCGGTCGGCCTTCGCGCGGGCGTTCTCCAGGTCCTTGCGGAGCTGGTCGCGGTCTTCCTCGGTGTTCGTCTGGCCGTAGACACCGAAGTCGAGAGTCACGCTGCGGGAGCAGTCCTGTATCTGGAGCGTGGCGCCGAAGTCCAGGTAGTCGTCACTGGCGTCGCCGTCGTTGATCTCCGCGAGCACCGCGCCGAGGCCGTGGTGGCCCTGGTTGTTCAGGAACTCGCGGATGTAGAGGCGGCGCTGCTCGTCGGTGGTGGCGGTGCTCATGTTGCGGCTCCTAGCAGGTGTTGCTCTAGCGCCGGGTGGGGCGCCTTCCAATAACCAAGAACCTATAACGAGGAAGACGTAATCGCAAGCGGTTTCGCTCAAGCGATTTACAAGCAACACTATGACGCGCATCACGCAACACAAAGACCCCCGCCGGGAGGGTGTCCCGAAGGGGGTCTTCGCAGGTCAGGCCGCTACAGCCGCCGCACGTAGTTGATGAAGTCCTGGAGCCGGTCCGTCCGAGGCTGCGCTGGAAGGATCCCGACGCGGTCGTTGAAGGTGTCGAAAGCCTTCCAGAACTCCTTCTCGATCTGCTCGGCGGTCATCTCGTCGAACGCCCAGTAGAACTCCGGGTCCGGCACCTTCACCGTCAGCGTGCCGAAGTCGAGCAACTGCTGGCCCTGCCGCAGCAGACGGAAGCAGTGCCGGGCGTGCTTCGCCACACGCTTCTGTCGGCCGTCGTTGGCCAGCTCCTGCTTGATGCGCTTGATCTGACCCATGGCGTACCCGCCGTACGCCGAGCGCACGTAGGGCTCAGAGAGGAAGTCCTCGCGGATGTCGAGGAGCCACTCACCCTCCCATGACTGCTGCTCGTACTCCTCCAGGTACATCAGGTCCATGATCGTCGGGTTGCACTTCAGCGCGAGGTTCACGTACTTGCCGACCTCGTGCAGGGTGACGTCCGGAGCCGTGGACACCAGCGAATCCTGGTGCTTGGCACCAATACGGAAGAACTCCGGAGTCGGACGGATGAAGATGCCCAGCCGGTCGATGTCCGACCCGGGGCGGGCCAGGCCGAAGGCAGTCGAGCCCACGACCCCGCTCAGCAGAATGTTCGGCGTCGTCATCAGAACCAGTAGTCCTCAGACGGGTCGTCGCGGCCGTCGGTCTCGTAGGCCTCCGCCGACTCCTCGTAGGTCGCCAGCGCCTCCTCCAGCGCCCGGCCCCAAGGCTGTCCCTGGTCCTGCTCGACCTGAGCCACGGTGAGCAGGGCGAGCGTCTCGTTGTCGACCCTGAGATGCCCCTCCTCGACCAGGTTCTGGACCTCCGTGATGGTGCTGTCCGTGGCCGCCAGGTCCTCGTACGTCATGCCCTTGTATGCCAGCACGTAGCCGACCATGCAGGACGGCGCCTTGTCGGCCGGGTTGAAGTAGACGCACGACTTGGCGCCCGTCTCCGGGTCCAGGGGAGGCGCGTAGACGTAGTCCTCCCCGCGCTCCTTCACTGCGCGGCCCAGCAGTTCCTTCGCCTCGTCCAGGGTGATTTCGACGACGCCGGGGAGGGGCGTGGAGGTCTCGGCCTCCGGGGTATGAAGCGCGTCGTCGAGGGAGGGGACGCGGTCGACGATCTCGGTGAAGTTGAGCATGGCGTTCTCGTTTCGTGTGGTGTTGGTCAGCCGTTGAGCAGGTGGGCCGCGATGTAGAACCCGGCGGCGACGCACAGGACGCGGAAGATGACGCGCCCGAGGGACTGGAACCACAGGTCGGCCTTCGACGGCCTCGGGCACGGGGCGTGGTTCTGGTCGAGGTTCTTCACGGGATGCCTTTCAGGAGCAGTCGAATTCGGGGGCGTCGGTCTCCGGCTCTTCGTCCAGGGCGACGCCGTTGATGAAGATGACGTCGCCGACGTCGATGCCGACGTGTTCCAGCAGGGAACGGATGCTCACTGGTCCTCCTTGGGGAGCGGTGGGGCCCGGCGTTCCGAGCCCCACCGAGACGTCACAGAGACGCGGGGTTGAACAGGTTGCGTCCGCTGTCGTCCTTCGAGACAGGGGTGAGTTTGCCCCTGTCGACCCATGTGGTGATCGTGCTCGGACTCACCTCAAGGATCTTGGCCAGCTCCCTGGCCGTGACCAGGGTGACCTCGCTGCTGTCTCGCCGCTGTCTCAGCACTCCCGCCAGCCGGTGGAAGGTGAGCGCGGCCAGGTGCGTACCGAGCGCGATGCAGATGGTCGGGGCGGCCGACGCCAGGATCACGTGCCCCCACGTCGTCGCCGCTGACTGCCCGGTCACCCTGGCGTACGCGGAGCCGTGAGCGACGTTGAGGACGAGTGAGACAGCGGTGAGACCGACCACCGTGCCGATCGCCCACCGGTATCCCGGGGAGCCGACCAACGCCAGCGAGGCCACCACCCCCAGGCCGTCGAGACCGTCGATGACCAGAGGGTAGAACTGCCGCACCTCGTGCAGGCCGATCCCATCGGCGGTGTCTCGAAGGGGCACCCAGCTCACCCTCATACCGACCAGCGCCACGAACGCCAGCGCCACCAGGATCGTGGTGAACCCGATGACCAGACCGGTCGCGTGCAGGCCCGTGAGCGGGTGAGACGAGGGTGAGACAGCCCCCGTCTCACGGTTACTCGCACGTCTTGCTCGCCAGCCCTGGATAGGATTCGGGAGTCCCATGGAGAGTCGATACCTCTCGTAGGTGGGACAGGTGCCCAGTGGGTCGCACCCCGCTGGGCACCCGCATACCCGACTAGGTATGAAGCCGTTCACGCTCGTCGAGATAGTCCGAGACGCCGTTGTCCCAGAACGGGCCGAACACATACTGCGCCGTCGCGTCGTACAGCGCGCTGCTGGCGACCGCCCCGCCGTGGGGCAGCAGCTCCTCCGCCTGGACCGAGTTCTGCCGACCGGTGAGCAGCGCCACCAGCGCGGCCTCGTCCGCCGACAGCCGGAGCGTCACCGCCTCGGGCGACCCGTCGTCTCGGAATTCGATGCTCTTGACCAAGGCCATCTCGGCCGTCTCCTCTTCTTGTGTTCCGGCCGGGACAGTTCCCGGTACCGGTCCAGTACTCGTTGCTCGAACTTGCTCAGGTGTCTCAGTGGCGCTCCCGCCTCATCGGTCGTTCAGGGAGATCTCGATGCTGTTGCCGGACTTCGGGTGGAGAAGCAGGCTGCTGCTGCCGTGGACCGTCAGCCGGTTGTCCTCTTGCAGCGTCACGTGGAAGTACGCCCACCAGTCCGGGTGGCGCTCCGGCTTGTACCGGAACTCGATCGGCGTCCACTGGTCGACCGCGAGGCGGCGCCGGTTCACGCTGTGCGGGTCGATGACGACGGGGGCGTTCTCCGCGACGTCGTTGTTGAGCAAGGCCCGCACGGAGGCCAGCTCCTGCTCCAGCCGGATGATCCGCTCACCCCTCGCACGAAGTCGGTCCTTCACCCACTTCGGCAGGCGCTCGAACCTCGGGTCCTCTTCGATCGGCGTGTTCACGGCTGCTCCTTGTAACGTTGGGCCGGGCCCCGGTGGCCGCCCGCACTAGACCTGCGGACGGCCACCGGGGTTTCCTGCTAGCTGCGGTCGGCGCACTTCTCGCCGTTGGGGCACTCCTCGCGCGGGAAGCCATCCCCGCACAGGCTCGGGTCGATACCGATACCGGCGCCCAGCTCACCCAGTTCCAGCGGGCCTTCGTCCTGCACCCACCGGTCGGCGCTGTTCTCGTACATCAGATGTCCGCCTTCTCCAGTCGCTCCCAGACCGGGCCCCAGCCGTCGCGGGTACCGTCCAGCAGGCCCGAGGCCTTGATGACGTAGTCCCGGTGCAGGGAGCGGTTCTCCAGGAGGCCATCCTCGGTGAGCACGTCCCCACGCCAGGCGCCGGACGACCCCTGCGTGACCGAGCGGATGATCCCCGGGGCCAGGGAGTGGTTGTACATGATCGAGACACGGTCGCCGACCCTGTACGGTGCGCGCTGCTGAGCCATGGTTCCTCCTTCTGCGTTACTGCTTCCGAAGCAGTAAGAGGAATCTATCCGGCGCCACTACGTCTCGTCAAGCCGTATCGCCAACTGACTTTCCAAGCATGAAGAAGGCCCCCACCCGGTCTCCCAGGAAGGGGCCTACGACAGCGCTACGTAGCTACTCAGTTCGCGTGATCGTGATCCTTGAGGTGACGTCGTCGCTCAGCAGGGACTCCACGGTCTGCGCCACCTGCTCCGGAGCCTCGACCTCGATCTGGGACGACTGCGCCCGCTGCTGCCCCGGCTTCAGGGGGTGCTGGTACTTGACTACGTACTTCGACACGTCATACCCCTCCTACTAGTGCCTGCACCACCTTGTTCAGCGCACGCTGCGCCGACCGCTTCCCTGACTCGATGCTGGAGCACGTGAGGAACCGCTCGTCGTCTCCCCCACCGAGGAACAGGGAGTAGTTGCACGAGTCCATGGCTGAACTCTCGTATGTGTACCTGAAGACGTCAGCCACCTTCCGATCGCCGATGTAGCCGACCCACAGTTCCCCCTTGGGGTGCGCCTCCTGGCGCCACTCGATCGACTGCGCCTTGATGGGTGGCTTCTTCTTGGGCTCCGCTGGATGCCCCCTGCGGACCGCCTCAACCCGAGTGCATCCCTGATTGTCGATGGCGTGCTGAAGGTCAGCACCAATGCCCCGGTCGTCGTAAACCTCGATCACCGTGGGGCGTGGCTGCTCTGGCTCCCAGTAACGCAGCTTCCACATGTCAGTTCTCCCTCGTGGCCAGCTCGGCCGCGCGCTTGTCGAGGTCCTTCTCCAGGTTCTCGGCGACCAGCCGAAGGGTCCGCTCGATGTCCTCGAAGCCCTGCTTAGGCGTGGCCTCCGCCGCCTTGGCCGCCGCAGCGGCGGACTCCCGCAGGCGCTCGATGGCCCACTCGGTGCCGTCCAGGTTCTCGCGGATCAGCAGCACGTTCAGCGCCATGTCGAAGGAGGCCCGCTGCGCGCTACGTCGGACCCTCCGGCTGATCTCCACCGAGGACACCGGCTTCTCCGCGCCCCCGTTGGCGCGGTCGGTCCACTCCTTGGCGATCTCGCGCACCCACTCCGGCGCCACGCTGTCCGGCCCCAGCGGCTCCATGAAGGTGACGGTGTAGTCCCGCTTCGTGGCAACCTGTCCGTCCCGGACCTTGGGGCCTACCACACCTACAGACGACACCTCCCACACGCCCGTCTTCGTGTGCGGGAACAGGCCCACGCCCATAGCAGTCGGGCGCACCGTCCCGAGGCTGGGAACCTCCGGGTTCGACGTGTCCGGCGCTCCCGTCACGTCCAGCGAGATCTGCCAGTTCGAGTGATCCCGGACGGTGGACTCCACAGCGCTCATCAGTCGTCTTCCTCGTCTTCCTCGTTCATCACGTGCATGTAGTCAATCGCGTCCTGGTCACCGGCCGCAGCGGCTTTGGCCCACCAGACGCGCGCCACGTCGTCGCCGTGCAGGACCTCCACCAGCTCGGCGATGCGGCGCAACTGGGACGGCTCCGGACTCTCGACCGCCAGCAGCTCGGCCAGCTCGGACTCCTGAGTCCGCCCCGGATTTTCAAATGCCTGATATTCGCCGGCGAGTGCCCCCTCGATTCGCCGTCGCGAGTCCACGATGTCCTGCGGCGTGTAGCCGAAGTTCAGGCGGGCCCGGCTGAGCAGCTCATCGATGGTCGGGGCCGGGCCCGGCCGGGGCCGGGAAGTGTGGGCGCACTCCCGGCAGCCTTCCTCGGGTTCCGGGTGTTCGTCAGCATGAGAGGTCACGACCCGGCGCTCCGCGCCTCCGCCGAACCCTTGAAGAAGGACTCGTAGCTCTCGAACGCGCGCGAGACCCCGGCCTCCTCGTCGCGGTACCACTTCGGGTCGCTCATCCCTGCGCCCTCCACTTCCGGATCTGGCGCTGGATCTTATGGACAGCCGAGGAGTTCGCGTCCCGCGTCATAACGATGTTTCGATCGCCGTCCACGGTCCGGCGCTCCAGTCGCTGCCAGACCTCCTCCCAGTCGATGGTTCCTGTGGGGAAGTAGCCCGTAATGATGTCCTGGACGTATTCCATAACTCGGGGGGTGACGTCGCCCGCCTCGACGATCCGGTGATCCTCGGTCTCGTTCACTTCTCCCCCTCGCGCAGGTGCTCCGGCAGTTCCAGGCTCCAGCCCAGCACATCCGGGTGCAGCATGCGGGCCGCCTCCGTGAACACCGCGCGGCTGGTCGTGCCGCCCTTCGGCGCCGGGGCCTTCGGCGCCCGGTCCGCGTTCTTCTGCATGAGTTCGGCGTCCACCCGGGCCTGGTCCCGTCGGGTGTCCGCCACGACCTTGTCCAGCAGCCGGATCATCTCGGCCGCCGTGTCCTCGGGATGCCCCACCCGGATCCGCTGCACCAGCATCTCGTAGTCGTTCATCTTCGTCTCCCCCTCCAGGAGTGCGCGGACCCGCTCAGCCAGCAGCTTGTCCTGCTCCGCCGCAGGCGCCTTGATGTCGTAGCCCGATCCCGGGCACTCGCCGAATCCCTCGTACGGGTGCTTGCGCAGCACCGACTTCTTAGGACCAACGAGCAGTGGCCGTTCCTGACACAGGTAGTACGGGCATGGCCAGCGCTCCTTCACTTGATCTCCCCGCGCTCGGCCCGCTCCATCACGTCGAGCAGCGCCTCCAGGACCGCGATCGGCTTCGGCCCGCCGCGCCACACCTCAATACCGTGACGCCGCAGTGCCTCCTCCAGGGACTCGCGGGACTTCTCGGCCTCGTACGCCTCGCGGGTCATCACCTGGGTGTGGCCGTAGTTGTCGGCGCGCATCCCGTTCTCGATCCGGTACGTCAGCGTCTTGCCTTCGGGGCTACGCTCGCTCAGCGGGATGTGCAACAGCGTGCGGCCGACCTTGACGACGGTCACCTCCTCGGGCGTCTGCTCCTTCTCTCGGGCGCCTCCCATCCGCGTCAGCAGCAGCAGCGTGTCCCCGACCTTCACACCCTCAAGGCTCGGCATCTCAACTCCCCTTCCGTCGTTCTCAATTACGGGATAAGACTATGCGCTACCCGACCCCATGTCAAGCACTTTCATACACTCGCTTGCGTGGCAGGAACCGCTGGTTCCGCTTACTCTCAAATCATGCCGAACCTGCGCGACGCCCTGATGTGGCGTACTACCCGAGCCGCCGCGCTCGCCGAAGCCAAGAAGCTGAAGGCCTCCGCCCGCCGCATGGGCTACGACGTCGTGGTGCGCAGCACCCGCCGCAGGCTCAGTCCGGACTACAGCTTCAACGGCCCGCCCTACGGCCTGTTCCTCGAACCCCACAGCACCTCGGACTCCTCGGACTCCTGATCCGTCAATCCCCGGGGGTCTCGACCGTCCGCTCGACCAGCGTCTGCTCGTACTCCGGCGGCAGCTCCCCGTGCTCCTCGTAGTACCTCCGCAGCTTCTCGATGCTCTCGTCCGTCACGCCGTTCGGACCGTGCTCAATCTCCATGCCGACCTCCCTTGAGTCGGTCAATCCTCCCACTCCCCCCGTGCCCCAATTCCCCAATTCCCCGAATCCCCCGGCCACTGTGACACTGTCCGGTTCCTACATTCGGTGCGCTGCGCGGCTGTCCGGGCCCCCTAGGTCTGGAATTTATGCGTTTAAGGGTAGGGGGGGTGCATATTTATTCATTTGCCAGCACACTTGACAGCCCTTTGTCAACTCGGACACATGGGACACACCCTAGGCATCGCGCTTCTGACCAGTATCTGCACCCTTCACCCCTGGAGTGAGGTACATCACAACGGGGCGCAGCGTGGCCCTATGCACACGGCCGGGCATCTGTCAATAGGCAGTTTCCATGCATGCCTATTCAGCGTTATTCATGCGCGGCCACTGCCCTATTCGCTGAATTGCGACCCTGACAATAGGCCCCGGACATTGGCTATGTGGCAGTGCTTGTAGCAACTCCACAACCAGGGGGCGTGTCGGCGGCCGTGGCATTACGTGGCTTTGAGTGTGTGGTGTGCGGTCGCATGGCTGGAGGGGTTGACGTAGCTGTGTCTCATGTGCTGATAGCAGCAGTGGGGAGCCTTCCCCCGGCCCCGGATTCCCTGGCCTGTTGTCGGCGGCGGGCGCATGCTGGAGGGGTGACCATCGGCATGTCGTGGGGCTCCCTAGAGCACGGCCAGGCATGGGGAGAGTTCCCGGACGTTGAACAGTGCGCGCGGGCGCTGAACAGCTCTCTACGGCGCGCGCTGGGCAGGATGCCGCCAGGGTGGCGGGGGTGCCTGTTGAAGCGCTCCGTTCACTCCCTGCGCGTCGACATGTGCACGGAGGGGCTGCGCGCAGTAGCGCACGGGCGGGAGTGGCACGGGGCCCAGGGGGGCGTCTGGGTGGCCCTGTATCCCCAGGGGGGAGCCAAACACGAGAAAGCCCCCCACCGGCCCGGAATTGGGCGGTGAGGGGCTGTTGTAGGCCGTTCTAGGGGGTCACCAGTCGGGGAGGGTGTCGGCGTCCTCAGACGTCCAGCACGGGCAGGTGTCGGCGTGCTGCGCGTCCCACTGGCGGGTTTCGGGGCGGCCGTCCTCGTGGAAGCCGGTCACGACGTACGCGAACCGGTGCCCGTTCATGGCAAGGGCGGTGATGGTGTCGCCCACCTGCGGGCCCTTCTTCGGGGCGCGGTCGACGACCGGGCGGCCCTGCTCAATGGCGAGGAATGCGGCCCCGGCGCGGCCGACGGTGACGCGGGCAGGGTCGGCGAACCGGGCGCGCTGCGTGCGGTAGGCCTTGACGGAGTGGCGGGCGGTGCTCATTCGGGGTGCCTCCTGGTGTGGGGTGGTTGGTCAGTGCTGGGGGCGGCGGATCATGGTTTCCTGTGTGCCGTAGTCACGGGCGCGTCCCTTGTTGGGCGCGAATCCGAACCGGCCGTAGAAGCGGCGCAGGCGGGCCACGCTGCCGCCAAAATCGGCGCTGGGCGTGGTGGCCAGGGGCAGGCCGTGCGCGTCGGCGTAGGTGGTCAGCGTGGCCATGACGGCGGAGCCGGTGCCGTCGTTGCGCTCACCCTTGGGGACGACCAGCCGGGACAGGATCACGAACCCGGCCCCGTTCGTCTCCAGGGAGACGCGGACGCCGGGGAAGGTGTCGGCGATGTGCTGGGCGAGGGTGTCGACGCTCACGGGGGTTGCCTCCTGGTGTGGGGCGGGTGGTGGGGTGTGGTGCGGGTGCCTACGCGCCCAACAGCGCCTCTACGGCGGTAGCAAGGCCCATCGCGGCGGCGTGCTCGTCGTCGTCGCTGCCCCCTTCGGACGCGGCGTGCAGGGCGGCCAGGGCGTCGCGGACGGCGCGGACGGGGTCGGGGGCGGATCCCTCCTGGTCCTCTACGTTCTTGTCGTCCACCTCGAACAGGTGCAGGGGCGCACCTTCGTTGTAGCTGACTTCGGTAAGGACGACCGGCGAGCCGTCGCCGAGCTGGGCGTGGGCGTCATACGCGACGATCTCCCGCACGGCCGCTTCCGCTTCCTCACGGGTGGCCGCATTGGCGCGGACGACGGCGGACAGGGTGACGTCAAAGGCGTACTCAGACATTGGGGTGACCTCTCGGTTTGGTGGGAGGGGGCCGGAGCGTTTCCCCGGCCCCCGGGGATGTGGGGCGGGTGCTACTCGGCGAGGCCCTGCGCGGCGTGCATGGCGGCGGCCTGCTTCAGCGTGGCGCGGTACTCGGCGAGCGTGGCCGGGCGGACCGCTTCAAAGTCGCGGGCCCACTTCGGCAGGACGGCAACCTTCTGGTCCTGGAAGACTCCCCCGGCCGCGATCATCGCGTGATTCTGGCCGCGCGTCTCCGTGGCCAGCGCCTTACGGGCGAGCGGGGAGAACATCAGGGAGTGCTTACGGTAGGCCGCTTCCTCCCCGTGGCGGTCGACGCCGCGACCGGTGCCCGCGTGGCCGAAGACGTCGTGAACGGCGCGGAACATGTCGTTCACGTCGTCACTGAAGAAGAAGTGCGAGCCGGTGACGGCGGTGGACAGGACGCGCATGCGGCCGTTCGCGACGTCGTCGAAAAACGCGCGGGTTCCCTGGGCGTTCATGTCGTACGGGTCGGCGTCCTCGACGCTCACGGAGATGCCCAGGCCGCCACGCGACGCGGGGGCCGTCATGAACTCGAACTGTCGGGCGACTTCCTGCGCCATCGCACGCCACGCGGCCGGGGCGGTGTTGTCGATGAAGGGGAGCGCGTTGTACGCCTCCGCCACCTTGGCGACGGCCGACGGGGCGACGACGACGCGGGAGTAGTCCCAGTGGTCGCGGGTGGTCAGGCCGTGGCGGGCGTTGAAGCGGCGCGCACCCTCGGCAACGGCGACGACGGGGCGGAGGGACACGGCGGGGATGTTGGCGGTACGCATTTCGGGGGCCTCCTGGTGTGGGGCGGTTGGTGTGTGGTGCGGTGCCCAGCCTAGCCCCGGTTACGGCTTGTAAAGCCATTTTCGGGGATAGCTTGGCAAGTCTTTATAAAGCTGTGACCTAGGCCTAGCGGGCGGTGGAGACGTTGCGGAAGTGGGGCACGGCGCGGGCGTCGGCCAGGAAGCGGGCGACGCGGTCGGGGTCGCCGTTGGGTACGTGGGCGTAGTTGATGCGCTCCCCGCTCTCCGTGGTCGCCCAGACGGTGACGGGCGCGGGCTCCTCGACGTACGGGACGGGCTCCAGGAGCGCCAGCACCTCATCAACGGTCACGACGTCCAGGCCGTGGCCGGGGGCGTCCTCCTGGGCGTCCTCGCGGCTGTCGGCGCAGTCGCCGCACTTCCCGCCCTCGGTCCCGTCGAAGTAGCTGCCTTCCGCGTTGGTGAGGGGTTCGCCGCAGGTACGGCAGACCTCTGCGGCGAAGCGGCCGACGGCGTGGACGACGGTGTGAACGTCGGTCCAGTTGCGGCCGACCGTGTCGAAGTGCTCCGGGGTGCGGTCGATGCGGATCACCTCACCGGCCCCGACCGTGTCGACGATGCCCCGGCAGTACGTTTCGGCGGATCCGTGCGTGTGGCGGAACTCCGCGTCGGAGTACGGGCCCACGACGTGCCCGGAGTGGTTGCGGTAGCTCCACAGGGTGCGGTACTCGGCGGCCCACACGTACCCGGTCACGTACTGCCGAACGAACGCGTGCACGTCGCCGCTGGTCTTGACGAATGCGGGCATGTCGCCGTCGTAGATCGTCTCGGTACCAAGGAACACGTACAGGTCACGTCCGCCGTTCTCGACGATGGCGGAGACGCGGCGGCCGTCGCGGTACATCGGGCAGGCCGCGCGGAGGTTGGCGGCCCCTTCCTCGTTCGGGTAGTAGGTGGCGTCATCCGGGCGGGTCGGCTCCTCGGCGGCCAGGGCGTCTTCCTCGGCCGCAGCCGCAACGATGCTCGCGACGGTGTCCAGTCGGGGCAGGTAGTGCGGCAGGTCGGTGATAGCACGGACGGTGTACCCGGCGCGGGTGAGCACGGGCAGTCCCTCGACCTCCTCGGCCAGGCCCAGGCGGACCAGGGACGCGACGGTGTTCGTGCGGGCGCTGATGACCAGGTGACCGCGCAGGGCGTCCGTGGGGCGCAGCAGCTCTTCCGGCAGCTCTTCCGCGTTGCGGAGGGCGAGGGCCTGCGGGCGGGTGATCGTCTTGCTGTTCATGTCGTGCGCTCCTTCGTGCGGGTGTGTTGGGAGGGCCGATCTTTCCGAAGGGGGGAACCCTTGTCAAGCCCTTTCGGCACAACGATTTACAAGACGTTATGAAGTCGTGACCGGCGGCCGGGGCGGGCCGTGTTCCCATGGACGCCGAAGGGCCCCCACCGGCCAGCGGTACGCGGTGGGGGCCTTTTGCATGTCCGGGGTCAGACGGTGGGCGCGTCCCCATCGGAGCCGACGGCCAGCACCAGGCCGCCCCAGTCGGCAGCGGCCCAACCCAGGCCACCGAGCCAGGCAGCGCCCTCGGCGTGGGCCTGGCCCAGCAGGTCGTAAGCGTCGGCGATGTTCATCCGCTCGACGTCGTCACCGAGGCGGACCCACACCGACAGCTCACGCATGTGCGCGAGGTAGTCGAAATCCGGCTCGTGATCGGCCTTGAATCGCTCGGCCATTCCGGCCGCGCCGCCCTCGAACATCCGCAGCGGATTCCGAACCGGTTCCGGTGCACTCTCCGGCACGGAATCCGACTGGACATTCTGCGGGGTCTCCTCGACGATTTCCGAGGCGCTGGGGGCCTCCTCGACAAGCACAGCGACGGAGGTCGGGGCCTCCTCGACGGGGGCCGGAGCAGGCGCAGCAGCGGCCTTCTTGCGCGGGGTGCGGGGCTTCTTGACCGGGTCGATCTCGTAGGCCTTGGGCTCCGGCACGGCGGTCTCGACCAGGGTGCAGCGGGTGAGGACGGTGGCCTTGATGCCCTTGTACTCGTCGTGCTCCTTGACCGTGCCACGGAAGGTGACGCGCACGCCCGTGTTCTCGCCGAGGGCGTTGTTGGACGCGAACCACTTCACGATGACGCCGGACAGTTCGTCGCGGACCTGGTAGAGGGTGGTCGCGCCGTACAGGCCGTCGATGTAGCGGATGGACTCGATCATGCCGGTGAAGGTGATCCGGGAGCCCTTGATGCCCTTGGCCTTGTCGGGCGCGGTGCCGATCCACTCGGAGGGCTTCTCGCTGCGCGCCTTGCGGATCAGGGTCTGCTCGTTGAAGCGGGCCCAGGCCTGCGGGGCGCTCACGAGGATGCCGAAGTTGCGCGAGGAGACGCGCTTGCCGCCCGCGATGGCCTTCAGGTTGAGGACGTACTCGGACGTGCCGCTGAAGTCGTCGGAGAGGATGAACGTGCGGATCTCGGCGGCCTTGCCCTTGGCCTCGGCAGCGAGCGGGCGCATGGCGTCGGCGAACTCCTTGTCGCGGCGGCCCTTGCCGGGGTTGATGGCGTTGCGCACGAGCGTCACGGTGGGGGTGGCGTGGTAGTCCTGGGAACGGACGAAGCCGAAGGCCTTGACGCACGCCCAGGCGTAGGCGAGGACGGTCTCGGTGGACACGTCGCGGTCGCCTCCGCCGAAGCCGAAGAACTCCTTCTCCTCGTCGTCGTCGGCGGGGGTGGAGGGCCACGAGATGCCGGTCTCCCAGCCAAGGAAGTCCTTGATGCACTGGCGGCCGATCTGCTTCTCCTCGCCGGTCTCCTCGCTCTTGACCAGGAAGGTCTCGCGGCGCGTGCGCTTCTTCTGGCAGTGGTCGCACCAGCCCTCGCGCAGGCCGTCGCGGTCGACGGAGTGGACGCCGGGCGCGGTGCGGACGATCAGGCCCGCGTTCTCGTCCCAGTCCAGGGTGGCGAGGAAGGTCCAGCCGTTGTGCTTGGGGGCCTCGCCCGTGAACTCGACGTCGTACATGATCTCGACGACCTCGAAGCCCATGTCGTCCTTGCTCTTGACCTCGACCTCGGTGACCTTCAGGTCCAGGCGGCCGGTCAGGCCCTTCTTCGACGCGCGGGCGTTGATCTTCTCGATCTTCTCCAGCGTGTTGGTGAGCTGGAAGTGGTCGATGCGAGCAGTCACGGGGGGCCTCCTGTTGCGGGGCGGTTGTTGACGGGCACGACGTTACGGGTACGCATACCGCTTGTCAACCGCTTCCGCTCAGCGACTTTCCATGCTTCTATGTGCGGACACGAAAGGCCCCCACCGGCCAGCTCGACACGGTGGGGGCCTTTTGCATGCCCGGGGCCTACTCGGCCTTGTAGATGGACCCCCGGATGTTGCGGCGCAGGAGGCGGTACAGGACGCGCCAGCCGGTCTTCTTGACCTCCGGGGCCGGGACGAGGTGATCGGCCTCCCAGAGCTGCTGAACGCGGCGCAGCAGGGCGTTCCACTGGTTGCCGTCGATCAGGGGCGCGCAGGTGCCGCAGGCCATCCAGTCCCCCTCGTAGCCCTGCATCTTCCCCGTGGTCGGACTGGTTCCCGCCAGGAAATCCGACACCGGCAGCACCCACTTTTCCGATACGAGATCCTGGTTGCAGAAGTCGCAGCGGCCCAGGAGTTTTCCGTCCTCGGGTTCCACGGGAATTGCCTTGTGGCCGGAGAGGGAATCCTGCTCGTGGTGCTCCCAGGTTTCCTCCCCTGTGCCCTTCGCGATGTTCCGCTCCAGGGCGCGCTTGCAGACCTTGCAGACCATGGGCGGGGTGCTGGGAGTGCTCATCGGGTGATCTCCTGGCCCGGCTTGAGGATGCGGAACTGGGTGCCGTCCTCGGCCGTCAGCTCATCGCCGTTCTCCATGTCGGTGATGTGCGCGGCCAGCTCGCCGTAGCGCAGGCCCCGGCGCTGCATCTCGCTGGTGAGGGCGCCCCATGCGGCGTCGTGGCCGCTCTTCTCCGAGGTGCCCACCGTGCGCCATCCGGCGCCCTCGTGGTTGTCCTTGATCTGGGCCCAGTGCACCGGGGCGATGCTCGGCGCGTTGTCGAGGTACCAGCTCCTGGCGTCCTGGAACAGCTTGACCGTGAAGTCCGCGCTGTCCAGCGTCGGGAACTTCTCGCGGTGGCCGTCGATCAGCAGGGCGGAGACCTGCGCGAGGGTGAGGCTGATGTCGAACGTCGGCTCGCTCATCGTTCGCTCCTTGTTAGGGCGGGGTGGTTGGTGACGAGGACGAACCTAGTCACTTCAATACGCATTGTCAAGCGGTCTCATGAAACTACTTGTCAGCGGTGTACTTCCGGCGCACGATACGGACCGGCGGCTTCTGCACGACCATGACGTCCTGGCCGGGCTTGACGGCGACGGTCTCGACGTCCGTGGCACCGTCGGCCCGGAGCTGGTCGACGCGGTGCTGGGCGCTGGCCTTGTCGTAGCCGCACACGGACACATGCCGTACGCCCTTGGTGTCGGTCCACAGGACCTTGACGTTGATCACGGAGTGCTCTCCTGCTCAGTGGTCTTGGACCAGCGGGTGTTCGAGTAGCGCTGGTACTCCTCGGGGGTCAGCCGCTCCTCGATGCGGTTGTAGCCCTTGGTGCCGACCTGGGTGAAGTCGATGACCCACTCCAGGCCCTCGCGGATCAGCTTCTCGCGGGTGGACACGCCTCTGATGATCAGGCTGTTGGCCGTCCGGTGCCCGAGCGCGTCGTGGCCGAGGAGGTCGTGCAGCTCGGTGCCAGCGCACGAGGAACAACCGGCGTCGGACACGTACTGCTGCTCGGCCATCTGCTCACGGATGCGCGGGGCGAGGAATTCGAACCACATGACGGACTGGGCTCTGGCCTTGGGCCTGCTCCAGCCGTGCGCGACCATGTACGCGCGCAGCTCCTCGACGATCTCGGCGTCGGTGGCCATGATGTGCTCCTGCTCAGACGAGGGTGGTGGCGTTGGCGACGTGCGGGCAGCCCTGCGCAATGTAGTCCTGCCAACTGACAATGTTGTTCCGCGTGGCCTGGATGCGGGTCATGACCAGCCGCTGCCTGCGGGCGGTCTTCTCTCCGCGCCAGCGGCGCTCCAGGGCGGCCAGCTCGCGTGTGCGCTGGGAGATCAGCTTGTCCGCTGCCTTCTGCCGGTCGGCGAGGCTGTGGGAACGGAACGGGCTGGTGGCCATCTGCGGCGCCTCCTGGTGTGGGGTGCTCTTGCAGGAGAAACGCTAAGGGGACCGCTTGATGTTGTCAAGCGATCCCCTGATATTGCTTGCGTCAGTGTGTGAGCAGTTGTTCGGTCTCGTCGATCGTCTCGCTGACGGCGTCGAAGGCGGCCGTCCAGGCGGCGTTGACGGCCTCGTAGGGCAGCGGGTGGTCCGCAAGGTCGACGCCGGGCGGAACGGGGCCGTCGAGGGCGAATGTGCCGTCCAGCGGGTCCCACTTCAGCCCGGCCGCCGTCAGCTCTGCGTTGAACCGTGCGGAGTGCTGGCGGGCCAGCTCAGCGACCAGTGCAGCCGGAGGGCTGTCGTAGCCTGCCTGGGTCTCCAGGAAGCCCGTCCACTCCTGCTGGAGGGTGGGGAGGTCGAAGCCGGGGAGCCGGTGGTTGATGCTCATGGTCAGTAGTCCTCATCCCATCGCTCCCCCGCGTACGTGGGGTCGAAGCCTGCCGGGGGTACGTCGGAGAAGGGGGCGTACTTGCGTACGATCTCCTCCTGCTTCTTCAGCCGCGCCGTCCAGTGGGTGGCGCAGCGCGGGAAGGACTGGCCGGTGCCGGACAGCGGGTCGCGGTACTCCACGGGGCCGCTGCACTCGCCCGTGCGGTCTTCCAGGCACTTCGGTTCTTCGTGCTGCTCGCTCACTTCGGCTCCGTCTCGCGCAGGTGCTGCTCTCCGGCCGCGACGTCGCCCCACTGGGCACCGTTCTCGGCGTGGGCCAGGATCTCCTCGGCCGGGGTGTAACCGGTCTGCTCGTCCACGCTCTTGAAGACGCCCGCGTTGTCCAGCGTCTCCAGTGCGGTGATGGCGCGCTCGCTGTTGTCGCCGTCCCAGCCCTTGCGCAGCCAGGCCAGCGCCTCGATGACGTCGTTGCTGTATGCCATGGTCAGTTCTCCTCGTCGATGATCTCGATGACGTCCGTGCGGGACAGCATCTTCGTCGCCGCGTTGTGTCGAGCGTTCGCCTGCACCTGCACGATGCCGCCGTTCTCGACGCGGGACGTACGCAGCCAGGAGAAGGTGTCTCCGCGTACCTTGCGAACGGCCGCGAGGAACGCGTCGAAGCCGACCTGCTCCAGGGTGCCTCCGGCGGCGTCGCGGATCTCCAGGAACGCCACGGCGGTCGCTTCGGCGTTGGTGACGGCGTCCAGTACGTGCGGGGAGGTCATGCGGCTGCCGATGTTGAGCGGGGCGCGCAGCAGCTCAGCGAAGTCGTTGCGGACCTTCTCGGCCTCCTTGACGGCGTCGCTGATGGTCCGCTCGATGTACCCGGCGGTGGCCTTGGCGTCCATGGGTTACTCCTGGTCTCGTATCGCTGCGTTCTTGGCAGTCTTGCGGGTTCGCTGCTTGCGGGGGCGGGAATCGTGTCCCCCGGCCGCTCCGCTGCGCCGACGTTCCTGCACGGCGCGGACGTGCTCGGGGTCCTGCTGGGCGTGCATGGGTGCCTCCTGGGCCGTAGGGAAGTTCCCAGGTTACGGGTTCTCCCCTACGGCTTCGAAGTTACGTCTCAGATCACTTGGTGCGGTTCGGGTTGAGCGGGCTCTTCGCCCAGTCCCGCTCCATCTTGCGCAGCTTGGCTTCGGCCTTCTTTTCGTGGACCTTGAAGGTCTCTTCGAAGGTCTGACCCTTCTTCGCCGCGATGGCCCGGATGGTCCACCAGGCGAGGTGCGCGTGCTGCTTCTGGCGCTTCTCGGTGGTGATGCCCTCGGTGTACATCCAGGCCAGCGTCGGGTCGGCCGCGTAGCGCTTCTCCTGGAGCAGGCTGACCAGGAAGTCCGTGGCGGCGGTCTCGGCGGTGCGCAGGGTCTTGGCGATGTCCCGGAAGTTGTTGCTGCCGATGTCCAGCGGCTGCCCTTCCGGGGTGGTGATGCCCTTGTCTGCTGCCTCCTGGGCCTTCTTGGCCCGAGCCGCCTCGCGCTCCTCGCGGCGCCGCTGGGCTTCCTCCTCGTCCGGGGTGAACATCTTGGTGCCCTTGGCGTCGACCGGGGCGCTCGGGTAGCAGGCGGTGCAGGCACGCTCGCCAGCGTCGGCGACGATCTCGGACTCCGGGAGGCCGGAGTACCGGATCAGCCAAGCGAATTGTGTGCGGGCCTCACCGTTGTGGCAGGTGGAGCACTCGGTGCCGTTGTGGGCGTGACCGTTGACGCTCTTGGCCAGGAAGACACGGGTCCAGCCGCCCCTTCGGACGTACTCGTTCTGGAAGGGGAGCGCCTTGGTCTCCAGTTCCTTCAGTTCCTCGCGCAGGTGGCCCATAGCCTGGCGCTCCGCCTCGATCGTCTGCATGAGGCGGATGCCGTCTGCTGGGGTGCGGACGTCGTCGACCTTCTCGCCCTTGAGGACCTTGTCCGCACGGGCACGGAGCCTGGAGATGACCCGGGAGGTCCGGACGAGCGCCTGCTCGATCACGGCCTGGTCGTCCCAGATCGGGGCGAGCAGGGTGTCGATCTCGACGGGGGTGGCGTTGGTGAGGTCCATCGTGTTGCCTCCTGGTGTGGAGCGGTTGGTGACAGGTACGACCTTACGCAGGCCCCTACCGCTTGTCAAGTGAAATCGGGTTACCGCTTGCGTCGATGTACTGCTCGATGTCGTAGCCCATGTTCAGGCTGTTCAGGCGCTTCGCGCCGATCGACTTCACGCGCAGTTCCAGGCGCTTGGTCCAGTCGGCGACGTCAGCCGGGGAGACCGGACCGATCTCGCACTGGCGCAGCCAGAGGATGGGGTCGAAGCGGTCGCTGGTGCCGGTGAGGGCGTCGGCGATGTTGAAGGCGATGTTGCGGCGGGCGTTGAAGTCCTGGTCGTCGGAGTCGGCGATGGCGGCGGACAGGGTCTCGTAGTCGCTGCGGCTCATGTTGCGGGGCGCGGGTGACATGGCGGGCTCCTCCTGGTGCGGGGATTGATGTTCGCGGGAACAGTACGGGCCGCCCGGCTCAGGTGTCGAGTCGGACGGCCCGTACGCAGGGGGTGCGTATGGATCACGTGGTGGGGCGGGTCAGGTGGTAGAACTTGCTCCCGTGGACGCGGATGGTGTAGCGGGTCGCGTCGGAGGACTCCACGAGTCGCGCCCTGTCGTAGATGGCGAGGTCCTTCCAGGCCTGCTCGGCATCGGCCGGGACCATCTGGGCCGAGCTGGGGTCGTATCCCAGGATCTCGGTGAACTCCGCCTTGATCTGGAGCATCTTCTTCGAGCCCCGGGGGATGGTGCGCATGGTTGTCTCCTGTCTGGTCAGGCGGCGATGCGGGTGCGGCTGCCGCCGATGGCGTGCTGGCTGCTGAGGCGGGCGGACTGCGCGGCGCTGTCTCCGGCCTGGCGGGCGGAGGTGCTGTAGGTGCTGCTGCTGGCGCCCTTCCAGGAGCCGCGCGCCTTGGAAGTCTTCGAGTAGTAGTCGCGCACCTCCTTCGCCTTGTCCGAGAGAACCAGGGCGGCGGAGACCTCGATCTCGTACTCGACGCCGTTGTCCTTGCCGATGCTGGGAACGGTGTAGGTGTTCTTCTTGGCCTCCTCCAGGGCCTCCTGGCGGGCCGACCACAGGCGGGAGGAGATGCGGCGGGTGAAGGCGTCGTAGAAGTTGGCGCGGGCGGTGCGGCCGTCCATGGGCTTGGTGACGGTCTGGTAGTCCCACTCGCCCCAGTACGCGTCCCAGACCTTCTTCTTGCCGGTCACCTGCTCCTTCTTGTACTCACCGGTCTTCAGCCAGGCGTTGGCGGACTCGGTCATCTGCACGAGCAGGGAGGCGTAGAGGGCCTCGACCACCTCGATGTCGCTGGGCATCCCGAACGCGATGACGTAGGTGGAGTTCATCGCGATGTTCAACTGGACGTCGTTGTTGTCGGCGACGGCCATGAACAGTTCGACCAGGCGGGCGTTGTTGTTCTTGCGGGGCTGGCCGATGGTGATGCGCTTGTGGGTGGGCTGCTCGCGCTGCTCCCGCTTGGCGGTGTGCTGGCGGGCTACGGCCAGGTCGATGCTGGTGAGGGTGGCCATGGCCTGCGCCTTGCGCATGTAGGCCTCGGCCTCTTCGGGGGTGGAGGCGTTCTCGGCCTTGTTGAGGATCTTGGCCAGCTTGTCGAGGGTGCTCATGTGGTGCTCCTCCTGGTGTGAGGCGGTTGGTGTGTGGTGAACGCTACGGGCTCGGGGAACCCTTGTCAAGCGATTCCCCGAATCCGTTTTACACGCTGGCGAGGCTGCCGAAGCGGACGCCGTGCTGGGCGTACGAGTCGGTGAGCAGGAGACCGACCTCGGGGCCCATGACCTCGCGCACCATGTGCAGGAAGGTGCTGGCGAACGCGGGGCCGTGGGCCTCGCCGTGGTTGGCCAGGTGGTGGCTCAGTTCGTGCAGGATGACGATCTCCCGCAGGGCCCAGCCGCTGCTGGTCGTGCGGTCGGGGATGGCCAGGGTGCGGGTCAGGGGCTCGTAGTGGGCGAAGCGCCGTCCCGCCCGGCGTCGCACGTGGACCGGCAGGATGGTGCGCTCGGGCCACATGTCCTTGACCCAGTTGAGGCCGAGGACGGCGTCGATGTAGCGCTGGATGGACTCCAGGTCGCCGAACTTGCGCTCCAGGGGCACCAGCAGGCTGGAGCCGTAGAAGTCGAAGGTGGGCACGTCGGCCTTGGCGAGGGATTCGAGGATGTCGCGGACGAAGTACTCGGCGTCGTAGACGCGCTGGCGCTGGTTGTCTCGCATGGTCAGACCTCCTTGCCGGTGAGGGCGGCGAGGACCCGGCGCTTGGCCTCGGCGAGGCCGTGCTGGAATCCCTCGGCGCGGATCACGGCACCGATGCGCTCGGCTTCGCGGCGGGCGCTGCGCTCGGGCATGCCTCCGTCCTCCAGCCGGACGGCGAGGTCGTTGATCTCCAACTGGGCGGTGCGGCCGTTGAGGCCGACGACGGGGCGGCCCTTGTCGCGGCCCGCGTTGTAGATGTCGTCGAGGGCGCGGCGCAGGTCGTCGATGTTGAGGTCGTCGCCCTGGCCCACGAGGTTGAAGACCTCGGTGTACTTGGCTTCGAGGGCGAGGTAGTCGCGGACGCTGTTGTCGGCCATGTCGTGCTCCTCCTGTTGGGGGCGGTTGGTGTTTCGACATGGGAAACAATACTCAGGAAGCGATACTCGTCAAGCCGTATCTGGAAAGCAGTAAGCCGTGAGCTGCGTCACACGCGGCCCACGGCTTACCTGGTTGACTTGCTCTGGAATTACTTGCTAGATGTTGGCGTTTCCGTGACCGTTTCCTTCGGGCACGGAATCTTGACCTGCAC